GGGGTAAATGACCCAGAAGGTCCATCTGGACCCGCTGGAAGGGATTGAAACGTCCACAGCTTCCTTAATAAGTAATTATTGAGGAGTATGGCTTGTAGCCGGAACAGACAAAACCTCTAATTGAGGAATCTGTTCTAACCATGCCAGTTGTAATGATTGATAGTTCAATAATGAACTAACCATCATCACATCATCTTCGGAAGACAGGTAAAGTACCTTTCTATCTGCACTCAAACGACGTATCGTTTTGGTCAAAGAGAATAACTCTGATAACCATCGCGATCTGTCATACCTGATGTTGCCTCGATCGTAACACGATCGGTTAACAATATCAGACATTATCTGAACATATTCTGATAGTTCTTTCGGACTATTCAGCATCTGTAAAGATGGTGCAGACATGAGACCATTTGAAGTAATCTGCAACTGATCAACACATCTTTCTAAAACAATTATTTGTTTAGGAAGTACGTAATCAGCTGAGAAGAATTTCTTCGCCAGATCAAACGCAATACTATTGGTATTGAAAAAGTCATGGCATTCATTTTGAATGTCCATCCGCTCTTCAATATCGAGAGATATTTTACCCCTACCAACTTCCATAAGTTTAGCTTCGATATTGTCCTCGACTTCAATCAATCTCATTATAGAATGAGATAGAATGATTTTGTCGAGTTCAGACTGGTTTCCTAAGAGCTCTTTGAGTTCTTCTGAGATCCAGCCGCCTTCTTCTAAATATTCTATAGATACCGACCCAAATAGGTTAAGATCTTTTGATCCAACCAAATAGGCCGATAGTATGTAATGCTGAAGAAGGTCGAAGTAAGTTTCCTCGGTCGACTTAGTCTTCTGACTAAGTTGCTCGAAGTCGAATCGGTGTAATTGTATGCCTACTTTGGCACACACATTTAGAAGAGAAGGAATGTTTGTAAAGTTTCCAGAGGCAGAGATGATCTTCGGACTAATCCGAGATACATCAATACCATTAATGGAGATTCTTGAACAAAACTCACCTACTGATCCTAAAAGATCAGAGTAAGTTTTGGACTTTGCTAAGTTTATTGGGAGATTTATTTTCTCATAATAAACAGTGAATATATCTAATGGATCATAGATCCACAGATCATCACCTACCTTACCATAGCACCTGTTGTTCTTTGGTATAAAAGCCTCAGAACAATAAGTATCATAAATAAAATTTATGAATATATGGTCAGTTAGTGTCGCAATGTCAAAAGAACCATTCGTTCCCATCCCTTGACCCTGTTTGTATTTGACCTCTCTCTTAGCTGATGGAACGTACCATGAGCAGTGCACAGTTAACTGTGCCCATGCTTCTGATAAACGTGAACTAAAAAGTTCTGTCATTATGATCTTCTGAAGATCACGATGATATCTGTCAGTCCAAGAGGTAAAGTCATAAAATTTAAGCTTCTCAATTTTGAGTTGTTTATCTTTTAGTGATACATCAGAGTTAAGACATGCTATTTGGAATTCTCTAAGAGCTTCAAAACCTCTATCATGAGAATCTACGAAATTCTGTTCTTTGAACAGTTTCATAGTTACATGACGCACCCAAGCCCTTACAGGCTCAAGTGCTAACTGTGTCCAAAAGTCTACCACAGCCACGACTCTGACTTTGAAATCAGAGTCTGGTACTGGAGATAGTACTCTTAAACGTGTTACCGGAGTAGCGACAATTTGCTCGCTGACCCCGTGGTTCAGAAGTGTTAGTCCATCCAAATAGTTTGGAAGGTGAGCTATTCCCAATTCTTCGCATAAGCGAGTGAAAGGGGACCATAGCTTACTCTTTCTTAAACACTCAGCCTCTTCTAGGGCTGTTTCGATCTTAGGTTTACCGTTAGGACCGTTCTTTTTTAAATTGAATCGGTACCTTGAGAGATTTGTAAACATCTGTTTATTTTCTCTCTCTAGGTTAACCTTGTTGAAATTCCATTCCTTTAATTTTTCATGTGCATATGCACGGAAAGAACTAAGGAGATCATTATCAATTGGCTTAAACTCGTCCTCTATTGAGTCTAAACTCATAGGAACGAGCCCCTCAATTATCCGACTTGAGTACAGTAATGTATTCAAGGTTTGATAGATCTTCAGACGCGTAGCGTCGTCTTGATCTATATTGAGGTATTCAACAATTAGAGCGATAATTTCGCTTCCTAACTGTGAAGGTACACTGTATTTCTCAGATGTGGCAAGCCACTCTGGGTTTTCCGGTTTTCGACCTTCAATTAAGTCAAAGGTGTAGGATCTGATAATCTTCCACCTCGAAGAACCATCGGCATAGCCGTGATTCCGAATTAATTTAGTGATCAATGATCTAAATGCATCGACGCATCTTGAGTAAAACTCAATAGAGCGTCCCGAATATGTTGAATGAAGCACTATTGCTTCATTTTTCAGCTTCGGTCTGAACTCCCAAGTCCTATGACTATAGGAGATCTTAGGTACATTAGACTTCTTGGAAATTGTTTTACTCATCCCTCGGCCAGGTGTAAACTTGCGTTTACGTCTTTTTATGCAGTCCATATTGGGCTTCATGAATAGGTTTAGGGAGGATGACACTAAAATTATAGTAGAACTTAAATTAATAAGTGACTATAGTTTAGCTTCTTGTTCCCCGGATATACGAGCTAGCGCTCGCTCACCGTTCGAAAGTCACCAACTCCTGC